GTTCAACTCCAACTTCTCGTGCATACTCGGCATCCATAATACCCCAGTACTCAAGCACTTCAAAGTTTGATTGATAATCTTCTTCTGTTTGATTATCATCTCGAATAGCATACTCGTAATCTTTTTCAATATAGTTAGCACCCATTTGAATAGCATCACGGATTGCATCTTCATCAAAGTATGGCATGTTACGTAGTTGTCTTAGTTGACTACGATTCATTTTGTGTCTATGAACTACGTACTCACATTCTTCCATGTTAGTAGCTGAAGGGTCTGGATAAAAATCCCAACAACTAACAAACTCTATTCTAGGTACTCTAACTTCTAGTGGGTTATATTCTCTTGTACCTTCTTCATTAGTGTCCCACTTATGTAACTTTTTATTAAAATTAAATGGTCCTTTTACAATCCCTGTACCAAGTAAAGCAGATTCTAAAAGAGCATTACGTATTTCGGAAGAACCATTGGACTCATCAATTTGGTCATGGATAAGTTTTTCCATTCTTCTTGCAGCCCTTTGAGCTGGAGATAATTCTATTGCTTGAGGATTAGCACTTGCACCGTCTGTCAAGATACCAGCATCTTCTGCTTGGTCTTCTAGACTATCTTCAAAGACTCCGTTATAAAAAGATGCTCCGGGTTTTAAAGTTCTACCATCACCTTCATAACCTACATCATATGGGTTATCTATTCTATTACCTATATCATCAGGTATTTCAGGTTCGCTAGTTTCAATGTTAGGATTAGGATTATTAATATCAAGGTGAGCATAATCTGTTTCACCTTCTGGTACTTTTGTTTCTGCTATTCCAATAGGAAACTTACCTGTACCAAAAATAACATCTACCAGTTGTCCAAATGCTGCAAGAACTTTAGTCTTAGTTATTTTAACGAATACTCTAGACTTTTCTGATTCTCTAAACTTAACATTCTTAGCATACAAACCTCTATAGTTTTCATATGCTTTAATCCAACGTCTTTCATTCAGGTCACGAGCATTTTCTGCTTGTGTATATCTACCTTTAATAATCCCAATAAGATTACGTTGTTGGTCTTCTTCTAAACTTAATGTTTTACCAGATTCACCTTCAACGTCTTCGTAAAGATTATTAGCATTTAAAAATGTATTATCTTCTGCCATTTATTAATATCCAAATGTATTATCTGAAGGTTGATATATATCTGATTTAATTCTTAACATCCTATCATGTGGATGGTCTAATCTTGGTCTACTCATAATTAAATACCGTAATGCATCATATGCATGGTCGGCAGCTTTAGTATCTACATCTTCAGGATTCTTACTTGATAATGGTATACCTTGTAATTCTTTTACTAGGTTGACACAGTTACTAAATATTTGTAACCTTGGTCTACCACTTCCTTCTCGCTGTCGTAGATGCTCATGTATTTGAGTCTTACCTGCTATCCTATTCTTATCAGCTCTTCTTAATTTATGTCCTCTATTGACAAGTATTTCTCCAATAGTAGGACCTGTATATCCAGTCCTTGACCATGCTGATGTATCTAACACACCCGGAATAGATTTAATTTCATTCTCTTCCATTTGTGTTATAGTGTCACCGAGTGCTTCCCCTGTTAGACCTTTTCTGTATAATTCTCTATATATAATGATGGTCTTATCATCGGGGTCAATAGCAGCCCATAGACAACAACTCTCAGCAGCATAACCATAGTCAACCCCTTTTATTCGTTCCCACCAATTTGGTAATTCAAATGGTGTTATAACATGTACGTCTGGTGTAAATTCAGCAAACGCTGCACCTTCAGCTACATCCCAGTTACCTTCAAGCAGTTGTCTTCTTTGAACTGCTGGTAAGGATTGTAGCATCCTTTCGTACTCACCGTCTTCAGCAAGGTAGGGGTTGTCCTGTAACAATGCTGGTATAAACTTTCTTGTTAAACCATCTGTGCCTTTAAATGTTGTATTTGGCTCAGAGGCTTCTACATATCTTTTCTTAACCCATTGTGCACCTACTCCACCGGGGTTAGCTGTACAACGTAGATAAGTTTGTAACTCTGGGTTAGTTGTTCTTAGTCGTGATGCTAAGTAGTTCCAACCAAACTCTGTAGGTAAATGAGTTATCTCATCAAACCCTATCCAACTGTACGCTTGTCCTTGATACCGATACACATCTGCATCTTTTTCCAAGAAGCCAAATTCTATCTTTGCTCCTGAAGGAAAGTTCCAAAGTTTTTCTACCTCTCTAAACTTAGCACCTTTAAATGCTTTAGGGTAGAGTTCTCGAGACTTATCTATAAGTTCTCTTAACTCTGGCATAGACCTTCTAAGTATCAAGGCTCTATGTTCTGGTATGTGGCAAGAACGCAAGGGGTCAATTAACATTGCGAAACTTTTACCACCACCGGCTGCTCCACCGTAGAGTACATCCTTTTCGGCAGCAGCTAAGAAATCTGTTTGTGGTCCTTCATTGGGCATAAATGCCACATAAGAACCAGTAGTATCTAAATGTTCTTGTATTGAGTCAGGTAAGGTTTTACTTTCTGATTCAGTTACAACATTTGAAGTTAATGCTTTTTCTTCTTTAGCAACTTCTTTTTGTACTCGAGCTAAACTTCTTGTTAGCTTCTTAACTTTCTTACTTTTCTTATCTAAACGTTTTTTAGCTTGTAGTGCTAACTTAACGTTTGAAAGTTCACTATTCTTTGGTCTACCAACTTTTTTAGTTGTAGTACCATTATTCTCTATTATAGAGGTGTTTTGAACATTTGTCAAGTCTTTTGTTGATTTATTTTTATCTTCTGCCATATCTTTTATCTACGTATTTTTTCAATCCCGGTCTTGACATCTTTCTTCCTGTCTCTGCTTCTAACCAATCTACTCCAATACCTAGACTAATTTCACCATGAAATACAGCTTCGGACACCTCTTTTAATATTTGTAATTCTTCTGTTATCGGTTTTAAATAACCTTCAAAGTTTCCATCTAACTCATAACCAAACGGTATAGTTGATGAAGTTCTTCTTATATAATCATCAGGTATAAACATTATCTAACCTTTCTATATGCTCTAGTCTTTCTTGCTATCTTCTTTGGTTGCTTAGAATGTTGTTTACCTTTCTTAGTATCTTTTCTTTTCTTTCTGCTAGTACGGGCATACTCTTCAGCAGTTAAAGATTTAATAGCTGCTTCAGGTAAATAACGTTCTCCAGTTTGGCTCTTTGCTCAAGCACGGTAAGGATTTGAATCTTTCGAGCAAACGGTTTCCTAATTCTTTTAACTTTAGCCACAGTCTTCTTAGCATCTGCTGGAGTCTTGTAAGCAATTCTAATAGTATCTTTTGGATTTTCATCGGTATATAATCTCCTCCCACTTCCTTTGGGTTTTTTTCCTGTTCCTGTTTTAGGGTCTTTCTTTTTTTTGGTCATTACTTATAGCCACCACCTTTAGCTTTGTATTGTTTAGCTAAGAGCTGGGCTTTCCGAGCTGACCATTGTCCGGGTTTACCTCCTTTAGAACCGGCTTTGATTCTCTCGAAAAGCCTCTTACGCATAGTTGGCTTGGTATAATTACCAGCTTTATTTACAGTTGACTTTTTCTTTTTAGTCGTTGCTTTCTTTCTTGGCATTATTTGCTCCTTTCTTAAAAATTCTATCCCAGTTCTGCTCAAACTGTTTACGGTTATTTTTATTAACACCGCGAGACATAGGCAATCTATTCTCTTGCTTATGTAATGGTTTTAATTTAAACTGTCCAGCGTGAGGCATTATTTGTAATAATTATGTTTTCTATGTATTGTTTTTTGTTCCCAATCTTTTATTGCTTGACGTATACTATCTTCTGCTAAGACACTACAATGTAGTTTAATAGCTGGTAACTCTAAAGCCTCTGCTATATCTTTATCTTTGATAAGTTTAGCTTCTTCTATAGTTTTACCTTTGAGCATATCTACAAACATAGTAGAAGATGCAATCGCACTTCCACAACCATAAGTTTTAAACTTAACATCTTCTATGACATTGTCTAAACTTAATTTTAGTTGTAGTTTCATTACATCACCACATGCAGGTGCACCCACCATACCTGTAGCAACGTTAGGGTCTTTAGGGTCAAACCTACCAACAGAATGTTTCTGTGGATTGTTTAAGACACTCTCAAATCTATCTACTACTTTCTGTGAATATGCCATTAGTCAAATAGTTTCCAAATCTTATGGATTCTACCACACTTCATTAACTTGTGAAATTTTTTATAGAAATTTACCATTTAACTTTATTAGCCCAAAAAGCTGCTGACATCTTACCCTTTTTAATATTCTTACGATGACGAGCTTTAAAAGACTTCCTTTTCATTTTAATTCTACGAGATTCTCCAGCTTTAGGTTTACCTGCAGTCTTCGCACCTTGTTGA